CAAAAGAGATTATTAATAATTTATTAAGAGAGTCTAAATGATTGATAATTTAACCTTTGAAAAAAATGGATTTTGTATCGTTAAAAATGTAATTTCCAAAGAATTAAGAAAGTTTATTACTCAATATGCTTTGTTTGATAGAATGCAGAATTTTGATATAAACTCAGAAGTACAAGTAATGGGTGCGTATGAAAAGTATATTGACCCTGCATTTGAAACTTTACTTTTAAAGTTAAAAGATACTATGGAAAAAAACACAGGACTAGAATTATTACCTACATATTCATTTTTTCGTATTTATACAAACGGTACTGAATTATTAAAACACAAAGATAGACCATCTTGTGAAATTTCCTGTTCTATTTGTTTAGACTACGAATTTAAAGATAAACATTTTAAATACCCTATATTTATAAATGGCAACGAAGTATTTTTAGAGCCTGGCGATATGGTTATATATAAAGGATGTGAATTAGTACATTGGAGAGATAAACTTGTTTGTTCAAATGATGATTGGCACGCTCAAGCATTTTTACATTATGTAGATAAAAACGGACAATACTCAGACTTTGAAAACGATAAAAGAAAATCAATAGGTGGGAGACCTGATTTATGATTGACCTAGAACACCAAGTCCAAGTAGCAATATGTCAGTACCTAGATGTCCGTAAGGTTCTTTACTTTGCAATACCTAATGGCGGTAAGCGTAATATAGTTGCTGCTACTAAATTAAAGAAAGAGGGCGTTAAATCAGGAGTGCCGGATTTGTGTATTATTCATGAGGGTCAAGCGTTTTTTTTGGAGATTAAAAGACCCGCTTCAACAGCAGGTGGCAAAGGCAGACTAAGCCCTGCTCAGATAGAGATGATAGGAAGACTTGAAGAAGCATGTGCTGAAGTTAAAGTAGTGTACTCAGTAGCTGATGTTATTGAGGCTTGTATTGATTGGCAGATAAACGTATTATGAGTAAGATTACCGTACATACACATCCTTTTCATTATATCGTTGTAGAAGACTTATGGAATGATGTGGAACATAAAGATATTTTAAATGAAATGTTAAATTTTGAATCAAAAGGTCTTTTTTTAGACCCGTCTGAAAGTCAATCAGCTAAAGACGATGATGGAAAGGATTTAAAGAAAAATAAAGCTATCTTTATAGATTCAATATTTAACAATAGAGACTTTTCTAGTATCTTAACAAAAAATAGAAAATTGTTTGATGTTTTAGATGATAAAAAAATGAAGGAATCATGGTTTTTTGATGCTGCCGTATATGATGAAGATACAACATTAGTTTCGTATTATGAGAATAGTGATTACTATGAACCACATAGAGACAAAGCTGTTGTAACTGTTTTAAGTTATTTTTTTAAAGAACCACAAACGTTTAAAGGTGGAGATATTACATTTACTGATTTTAATTTAACATTTAAAGTTCGTAACGGATTAACTATTATATTTCCTTCAAATATTAAGCATGAAGTGTCAATGATAAATTTAGATAAAAAATATCAAGGAAAGCAAAAGGGAAGGTTTTGCATGACTCAATTTTTACTTTGTGGGTTAAATGAAAAAATATGAAATTTAATACGTGGATTTGGGAAGCAGATTTACCCAACAAGTTAATTGTAAAAGCAAAAAAACTTGCGCTTAAAAACGGATTAGAAAATAGTCAAATAGGTATGGAAGATGGCTCTATAGTTCAAGACAAAAACTATAGAATTTCAAAAGTTTGTTTTATTAAAGACAAAGATATAGAAGAGAAAATATGGAGATATATACTAGATGCTAACGCACAAGCATTTGGTTTTGATATTGTAAAAGATTTTGCTGTACAGTTTGGTGAGTATAAAGGAAAAGATAAAGGCTTCTATGATTGGCACATTGACCAAAGTATGATTACCGATAAATTATTAGATAGAAAGTTATCAATAGTTATACAACTATCTGATAAATCAGAATATAGTGGCGGTAAATTGGAATTTGAAATAGATGGTGAGATACTTACTTTTGATTCGTTTGAGAACAAGGGTAGTGTAATTGTGTTTCCATCATTTATTAGGCATAGAGTTACTCCTGTTACAAAAGGTGTAAGACATTCACTTGTTGCGTGGATAAAAGGACCTAACTTCAGATGAGTAAAATTACAAAATCTGCAAGGGGTCAAGCGTGTACTGTGCGTCTCGACCTTTGCTATAGTGGACCTAATAATGAAACAGTTGTCTTTGCTCATTTAAACGGTGGAGGCATGGGAATGAAGGCTATGGATATTCATGGTGCTTATTGCTGTGCGAGCTGCCATGATGTTCTTGATGGACGCAAGCCTAGTGAATATACCAAAGAGTTCTTATTGTTATCTCACCTAATGGGAATGAAACGAACACAAGAGATTTTAGTTAGTAAGGGATTGATGTGAGCTGTAACTGCGGTGGAATATGTGCTAAGTACACACATTATTGGATGTGTCCTAAATGCTTTAGAGTTGAAAAACATGAAACGAATACTTGAAAGAAGCAAACCTAAGCAGCAGATAATAGAAGCTATGGTCAAAGCATTCTATAGTGAACATGACGTGGAGCAAGCTATCATTGAGATAAAAGAGTCAAAGCTAACAAGAAGTCAGAAGCAAAACAGCCTATATTGGGAGTGGATAACTGTCATAGGTAATGAACTAGGCTATACCAAGGACGAGACTCACATGTTGCTAAGAGATAAGTTTTTGGGTTACAATGAATTAACGACTAAGAAAGGCGAGGCTATCAGGGAGCTGAGAAGTACAACAAAATTAAAGGTGGGCGAGATGAAGGATTACCTAGAGCAGATAGATAAGTTTGTAGCTGAGTGGGGAATCATGTTGCCTAGACCTGAAGATTTATATTTAGAATCAATGGGAATAAAGAGATGACTGAGATAGAAGATTACATGGACACTGATGATTTTAGATTTACACAAGTGCTATTGAACGATACATCTAAAGAAGCATTGGTAGCTATGTACTACACAGCATTACATACAATGTCAGAAAAAGATGAAATTGACTTATTTGATGTTCATAACAATATTATTGATTCATTAAATGAGGCACAAGATGCTACAGCGGAGTTACACTAATGGCTAAGATAATCATTAAAGAAGTTTCTAACGGATTTGTACTAGAGTTTGAAGATTTAGAAGTGAATTATAGACAAGAGGAAATATACGCAACATTTGAAGAGGTAGTCAAACGACTTGAAAGAATTAAAAGAATAGAGGATGTCACACATGACAGCAAAGAAAACAGATAACTTCCTACCACTAGGAAGACCATCTAAATACAATGAAGAGATGATAGAGAAGGCTCAGGACTATATTGACAATCACTTTACTAAGTATCACGATGCAATACCTATGGTGGAAGGATTGGCTATGGAACTAGGTGTAGACAAGTCTACTATCTATGAATGGGAGAAGCATTATCCTGATTTTTCCCACACCGTCAGGGGATTAATGACATCACAAGGCAGAAGTCTTATCAATGGTGCGCTAAATGGAACACTCAAAGAGAAGACAGCAGGACTATTATTAGGTGTTAATCATGGGATGATTCCTAAGAGTGCAACAGACATAATGTCAAGCGATGGCTCAATTATGCCAACAGTTATTGAAATTGTAGCTTATGGTGAGGATGATTATGAAGATGCTGAAGAAGAAAAGTAAATTAAACTATAGATTTATTGATGAAAGTCGAAATACAAAAGATATAGCAGAAGAGTTAATAAAAACTATATTAGTCAAAGCAAAACCAACTTCTTCTTGTTGGTGGAGTAAGATGAAAGCTAGAGTTGATGAATATAAAGATAATATTGAATCAATTAAACATCAGCAGATACAAAATTTAAGTGGTTTTAATATTGTTCCTAGTAATGGTGATGGCGCAACAGCAAAGACTTGTCCTGGAATACTTGGTCTTTTTAAGCAAACTATATTAGTAAAGTCACCAACAGAAATTATTATTACCATTAACAAAAGTGGTGAGTATTATTACAATATAGCTGACCCTTCAATAATAACAATATCAGGACACGAGAAGAGTCAGTTTTACCAAGAAGATAACATTTTTTTTAAAGATAAAATATCGCTAAAATTTGAAATTCATGTTAGATTAAAAACATCGGATTTTGGGTATATGTTGACAGACCCAACTTATCACAACAATTCAGGGTGTTTTATTCCTATGGGAATAATAAATGAAAAATATGGAAAACAACAAGAGTTAAATTTAATCTCTTTTATAGATATTCCTAAAGATAAAGAAACAACAATAGTTATAAAGGCAGGTGATGTTTTGGCATACCTTATACCTTTTAAAGATTGCGACATTGAATTTACAGAGAAAAACTTTGTTTTTAAAAAGCTAACAACGAGGTTTCAACTTAAACACATGTACTAATGACTACAGAAAAGCTAAAAGCACAAATTAAAGTACCGCCTAAACTAAAACCTTTATTTGTAGGTGATGCTAGATATCGCATTGCTTACGGTGGACGTGGCTCAGGTAAGACAAGAACCTTTGCATTGATGACAGCTATACGTGGTTATGAGTGGGGCAGAGAAGGTAGGTCAGGACAGATACTATGTGGTCGTGAGTTTATGAACTCATTAGAAGATTCATCACTAGAAGAGATTAAAACAGCAATTAGGTCAGTTCCTTGGTTAGAGGCTTACTATGAAGTGGGCGAAAAGTACATCAGGTCTAAAGATGGTCGCATCTCATATACATTTGTAGGACTAAGACGCTCACTTGATGCTATTAAGTCTAAGGCTCGTATATTGTTGGCGTGGGTGGATGAAGCAGAGGGAGTAAGTGATATGGCATACATGAAGCTTATCCCAACTGTGCGTGAAGAAGGCTCAGAAGTGTGGATTAGTTACAACCCTGAATCCAAGTACAGCGCAACCCATGAACGCTTTAGAGTAAATACTCCTGATAATGCGCATATATGTGAAATAAACTACTCAGACAATCCTTGGTTTCCTAGTGTGTTGGAAGAGCAAAGACTAGAAGACAAGAAGAAGCGTCCTGATATGTATGACCATATTTGGGAAGGTGGGTTCTTAATATTTAGTGAAGGCTCTTACTATACGACAGAGATGCGTAGGGCTAGAGATGAAGACAGAATCGGTAAGGTTAGATACAGTAGAGATAAGC